AGTTAGGGCTATGATTCGCAAGGTAAGCAAGAAAAGAGCGCAGCAGAATAGGGACTACTCCAAAGTAAGGTTGGAATACTTGGAAGCGCACCCGGTATGTGAGGCGAATTTACAGGAATGTTTAAAAGTGGCAGACGAGATTCACCATAAAAAAGGCAGGACAAATGATTTGCTTTGCAATAGCGAGTACTTTTTAGCCGTGTGTTGGAATTGCCATGTTTGGATTGAATTACACCCAAAGGAGGCAAAGGAACGAGGATTTAGTTTAAGTAGAATTCATAAATAAAAACACCAAAAAAATGAAAAACACTTTTGAAACAATCAGAGAATCAGTATTTATTGAGAAATGGGGAGCCACAGCTTTAATTCTTCACGATAGGATAATTTTAGATTTTCGGATTGGTAAATATATGGACGAAAAGCAACTATCAGAGTACCTTTGCATTGAACATCCCGGCATTGTTCAATCGTCAAACGATTTTAAAAAGGCAAAGGCTGAAGGGGTAAAAAGCGCAATAGAATCAGACCCACTTGCACCGTATGAAGAACTATACAACGAGTTAAGAATATATGCAGAGGGGAAATATAAGGTAAAATTCAACTAACTTTGTAAAATGGCAAAGCTAAAAGACTTAATACCGGATGACAAGAACTTTAACAAGGGTTCAGAGTTTGGTAATTCATTGATTGAAAAATCATTTAGGAAATTTGGGGCGGGACGTTCCATTTTGATAGACAAAAATAATCGAATCATCGCAGGGAATAAGTCCGTGGAAAATGCTGCGGCAATCGGAATGGAGGACGTGCAGATAATTGAATCAGACGGTACTAAAATTATCGCCGTCAAACGAACAGATATAGATTTAGATTCTCCCGAAGGTAGAGAAATGGCTTTGGCCGATAATGCAACAGCTAAAGCCAACATTGTATTTGATGCCGAGTTAATTGAGGCGGAAGTTGGTGCAGCTGTTTGTGTTGAGTGGGGTGTGGAAGTAGCCGAGCAAGAACCAGAAGCCATCGAAGATGATTTTAACGGTGTTGCACCAAAAGAACCTATTACTGTATTAGGTGATTTGTACGAAATAAACGACCATAAACTTTTATGTGGTGATAGTACTCAAACAGATACTTTTAAAACATTGTTTGGGGAACATTTAGCAGATTTAGTGGTTACAGACCCACCTTATAATGTTGCTTATGAGGGAGGCACAAAAGAAAAACTAAAGATTGCAAACGACAATATGGACGATAAATCATTTTATCAGTTTTTATATGATTTTTACACAGCACTTGGAAGCTATACAAAAGCAGGCGGTGCTTGGTATGTTTGGCACGCCGATTCGGAAGGTGCTAATTTTCGCCAAGCGATGAAAGATGCCGGTATTATGGTTAAGCAATGTTTGATTTGGGTAAAAAATTCAATGGTATTGGGAAGACAGGATTACCAATGGAAACACGAACCTTGCTTATATGGTTGGAAAGAGGGAGCGGCTCACGGATGGTATTCAGATAGAAAACAAACAACTATTTTAAATTTTGACAGACCAAGCAGAAATGCTGAACACCCAACAATGAAGCCCATCCGGCTATTTGCCTACCAAATAGGGAACAGCAGCAAACAAGGAGATATTGTGGCAGATGGTTTTGGTGGTAGTGGCACCACAATGATTGCGTGTGATCAAATGGGCAGGAAAGCATATTTAGTCGAGTTCGACCCCAAGTACTGTGATGTAATAGTTGCTCGATTTATAAAACATAGAAAAGAAACGGGCAGCAGCTTAGTGATAAAGAGAAACGGGCAGCAGCTTAGTGATAAAGAGAAACGGGCAGCAGCTTAGTGATAAAGAAATTGACAAGTATATCCAAAACACCGATGCCCAAAGCAAGTAAGTTAACAGCGAAAACACCTATTAGCGACGCTCAACTCCATAATTGGCTTATTGCCATGTTTGAAAAAGGCAACACGGGCAAAACGAACTTATACGAACTTTTGCGAACCTCAAAAAGCATTATGAAGGAACGATGCTTGAAAGCCTACGATAAGGCTATCGTAGAGTGGCAAGAAATGAAGGAGAAGAGTACTAGTGAACAAGTGGAGGCGAACACAATAGAACAGCTTAAAACAGGCTTAAAATCGAAAATTGAAAAAAAGCGGCACATACAAGACCAAATTAATGGCATCCAAGCCGACCTTGACAGGGCAATAGTAGAGGATTATGTGGTATTGGGGGGTAAATTGCAGGTGGTTAATAAGATTATGAATGCAGAAACCAAAGCCTACCTGCGAAAAACCATGAAAGACCTTTACGCCGAACTAAATAAAATGGACGGGGATTATGCGCCGGTTAAGTCAAAGCAAGAAATCACAATAGACAAGCCCGTCATTATAGACTGGAATGGAACAGCTTAAATTCACCCCAACACCAAAGCAGCGGGAGGCACACCGGTTACTAAAAGAAAACAATATCGTGCTTTATGGTGGCGCTATTCGAGGTGCTAAGTCTTATTGGGGATGCCTAGAGATAGTTACATTCTGCTTTCAATATCCTAATAGCCGTTGGTTAATGCTTCGGGAAAGTATGCCAACCTTAAAGCGCACCTTACTAAAAACTTTTAACGAGTACTTTTTAGGCAAAGGGCTTCAAGCCTACGTCAGGCATTTTAATCAGCAAACGCAAACAATTACTTGGAACAACGGCAGCGAGATTATATTTATGGCCGAAAGTTACGACACGGATAAAGAGTTAAATAGGTTCCGGGGCTTGGAGATAAACGGGGCTTTTGTGGATGAGGTGAATGAGATTAACGAAGAAACCTTTAATAAGATTATCGAGCGTGCCGGTTCGTGGTTCGGTTCGCCCGGTTGCCCAACAAAGATATTAATGAGTTGTAACCCTAATCAGGGATGGACAAAGGATCGATTTTATGACAGGTGGAAAGCAGGAACCTTGCCTAAGGGCGTGGCCTACTTACAGGCACGAATAGAAGATAACCCACATATCCCCCAAGAATACATTGAAAGCCTTAAGATGCTTCCCAAGTATCAGTACAAGGTGTTTGTTGAAGGTGAATGGGATATAAGCCTAAAAACAGGCGGCGAGTTTTATAAATGCTTTGAATTGGATAAGCACGTAGGGCATTGCGAATACAATCCTGAATTGCCATTACATATCAGTTGGGACGATAACGTCAATCCATACTTACCGGTAGGCATATTTCAGATCGAGGGGAAAGCGGTTCGCATGATTGATGAGATAGCCGGGGTGAATCCAAACAACACTATCAAGGCGGTTTGTTCGGAAATCAAGCGCAAGTATATGGGGCATAAATCAGGAATGTTCGTCTATGGTGATAGTACAGCGCAAAAGGATGATACCAAGATTGAGAAGGGGTACGATTTTTTTAGGCTTGTGATGGAAGAATTGAGAGAGTTTTTACCACAGCGCAGGGTGGCTTCATCTAACCCTAGTGTGGTGGCAAGGGGTATGTGGATTAACACCTTTTTAGAAACGGGAAGGGGCGGTATAACATTTATGATAAATGATTCGTGTAAGAAGGCCATCAATGATTTCATCAATCTAAAAGAGGCGGCAGACGGCACGAAAAACAAGGAAATGGAAACGGTGAACGGGGTGCGGTATCAAAAGTATGGCCACTTTACAGATTTGACCGATTATCTGTTTTGCTTTGCTTTCGCCCAAGAATATGCGGAATATCAGCGAGGCGGTATAGTAACTAACCCAATGACAGGGAAAAATGTATCAAAACATGGTTATTAGTTTATATGTTGATTATTTGCACGTAGTTTAATTATCAATAGTTTAGTCTAAATTGCTCGCCTTGTAAAACAAAACAGATAATGCACTTGTTTGTAAGGAATAATTGGCATTGAAATAATTTCCCTATATTTGTAGCCAAAGTGCCAAAATGCCTTATCTATTCCGTCAGGACTTCACACGTTTAATTCAAACAGATGCCCTTAATCAGATTATAGGCAGCAACTTAGATATACTTGATGAGGAGATAAACGCAGCGTGCGAATTGGCTAAGTCAATGCTTAGACCTCGTTTTGATATAAACACAGAATTTAGAGAAACATTAGCATGGGATTTAGGGCGAAGTTACTACGCCGGGGAGCGTTATTACTTAGATGCGCCCGTATATCAAGAATCAGATACTTACTACTATTCTATGCCCTGCATTCAAGGCACGGATTTTTATATTTGTATTGTAAGCGAAACAACAGGGACATTTGCTTCGGGCGATTGGCGCAAGATAAATAAAAGGTATAAGCTTTACTATGCTAAGTACCCTCATCCGGTATTTGATTATAAGGCTGTTTATAAAATTGGCGATATGGTATGGTGGGCTGATAAGGTTTACACAGCACTAAAACCAACGGTAGTAGAAAATCATGCAAGCGACCTGCAGTATAGGAACGTGGAAAATATACCGATTGGTAATGTGTTCCCGGACGATGCGACTAATGGGCTAAGTTATTGGGGCGCAGGAACAACCTACTATGTAATGGCTAGTATCGCTCCTGACGAAACCGACTACTATATTTGCGGGGATAACAGGGATTTGAGAATAAAAACCGCCTGTATAGACATTGCCTTGTACGAACTCAATGCACGCCTAGCACCTGCCAACATACCAAAAGTAAGAATGGAACGTGCCAAAGGAGCGGAGGAGGAGAGAATAGCGGGGGATAAGGGTTTTATCTACCCAATTACCTGCGCACTCGGATACTTACAGGCAGTTGAAAGGGGCAATGTAACGCCTTCGCTTCCGTTATTACAACCCGATCAAGGCATGAGGATTCGTTTTGGTGGCGGGGTAAAAAAAATAAATAGCTACTAATGGCTTCACTCATACAAAGACTGTCTAACTTCATATCCCCTACCACGATAGGCACGCCCTTATCTACCAATGTAAGCACGGACGTTAATCTGCTAAAAAAGGATTTGAGCAATGCCATATTCCCTACGCAAGTTCAAAGGATAAGGCAGGACGTAAGCACTTGGAGGGATGCGGCTAGACAAGCGGAATCAGCGTTCTATCCGTGGCGAACAAAGCAGCAGATACTTTATATTGACACGATTTTAAACGGTCATGTAAAGGCGTGCATGGGTAAGCGTAACAACATGACCTTATTAAGAACGTGGAGTTTTTACAACGGAGAAACAAAGGTTGAGGACGAGGCTTTAGAGGCGATATTCAAAAGTGAGTGGTTTGAGAAATACTTGACCTATGTACTCGAAAAAGAGGCATACGGGTACAGTCTAATTTCATTGGGTGATATAGAAGGCGATGCTTTCCCGAACATAAAAAGCATCAAGCGTTGGAACGTCAGCCCGGACAGATACGAGGTTTTGACTTTTCAAAACATGCCGGGAGGTTATAAGTTTTTAGAGGAGCCGTACAGAGATTGGCACGTTTACTGCGATACGCCAAGCGATAACGGCAGCAGTCCAACGGGGTACGGTTATCTTTATTCAGTTGCTCTTTATGAGATATTCCTTAGAAACTTATTAGGCTTTAATGGTGATTTTGTAGAATTGTTTGCACAACCCTTCAGAGTAGGCAAGTCGAGCAAGTCAGGCAAGGAACGTCAAGAATTGTATGATGCTATCCGAGATATGGGGAGTAGTGGATTTACTGTTATTGACTTGCAAGATGAGATTGAGTTTTTGGAAACGGCATTAGGTGGAACGGGTTACAAGTCCTATGATAATTTTGAAGTTAGGCTTGAAAAGAAAATCAGCAAAATTATACTTGGCCACTCGGACGCTATGGATAGTACGCCCGGTAAACTTGGTTCACAGCAAGGAAACGAAGATAATCCTGTGAGCAATGCTTTGGATGAAAAGGCTACAACGGATGGCAGATCAGTTGAGAATAATGTGAACAATCTTCTTATCCCACGTATGCGCAACTTAGGATTCAATATTCCTGACGGCCTTACTTGGAAATTGGAGAATGACAAGGAAAAGATGGAACTGCGAGAGAATGAAGATAAAAACAATGCAGTAACCGTATCCAATATTTATCAGTTAAAACAGGCGGGCTTTACAGTTGATCCGAAATATATTGAAGAAAGGACGGGCATACCTGTAAGTATTGCGCCTACTGTGGCTCCCAATCCTGACATGACGGATAATCTAAAGAAAAAAGTATCGAATATTTATAAAAACTAACACTAACACTCATGATCTTTACACCAAAGGTAGGAATGCGCTTTATTACTGGCGCAAATATGCGACCAAACATCATTTCAACACAGGATATTTTTGAGTTTAAAGTTGTAGAGCATACACATGATGAAAGATTTGTAAAATTAAAAAATCATCTTGGAGAATTGTTTTGGATAGCAAGTTCAGGCATCGAACCTATGGTTGTTTTGGAAGATGCAAAGCAAAGCGACTACGAAAGAGGGTGCGAAGATACTGCACGTAAAATGATGTGTTTGCCATAATGAAATTATCCAAAAAGCAGATAGATGATTTAATGAATGGTGTCTTTGACGGCTCTATTGACTACAATAATCTGCCTAAGGATTTGTACCTTGATATTGCTGAGTATCTGAAAAAAGGCTTATATAATGGTTACGGTGGCACATTGGCCGACTTTGATGGGCATGATTTAAAGATGCTCAAAAGCCTACGTGAAAATGTGTACCTCTTTTCAGGGGCTAAAACCTTTCAGCAGGTCGAGGCTTATAAGGCACTTCTGACTGATACAGGCGGGCTTATTTCGTTTAAGGAGTTCCGGAATGCGGCACAGGAAACCTACGACCTGTTTAATGTGGATTGGGCATTGACGGAGTACAATACAGCCATAGCACAAGCACAAAATGCAGCTAAGTGGAATGATATAGAAGCAAACAAAGATGTGTTACCTATGCTTAGGTATTCAGCTATTGGTGATGCTTGCGCTATTTGTCAGCCATTGGACGGAATTGTAGCCCCGGTGGATGATGATATATGGGATACTATCATGCCTGAAAATCATTACAACTGCAGGTGCATTGTCATACAGGAAGATGCGGACGTTCAGCCAACGGAAGGGAATCAAGATATAGTTGATGACGTAAGCGAAAAAATGCAGGACGTGTTCAAAAGCAACGTAGGCAAGACGGGCGATATCTATGACAAGGCGCATCCTTATTTCGATATTCCAAAAGAATACCATAATTTAGCGAAGGAAAACTTTAATCTACCAATACCTAAGGATGATGAATAAAAGCACGGGGTACATAAGCATAGACGCTGTTATCGCCTGTATGCTTCATTGCAGAAGGTTTAACAAAAGAATCAAAACTATCCGTCTTTGTCATTCATGGTGGTATGAGTTTTCCGAGTACACCAAGAGAACGGCTCCTGATTACAAGTTCAATAAAGACGAGGGCATTATCTTGCACGGGGTAGTTATTATTGAAGGCCATGCGTTTCAAAAAGAGAAATTGGAATACGATTTATTGGAGGCTAAAAAACCTGCACTTGCGTAATGGAAAACAACAACGCTGCTAAATTTGCTGCCAACAGTAAAGCGTTAAAGGAATTATCTAGAACGCTTCCTATTGAATTGGGGGCTATTGGCGTGCGGGAATTTGTGGGCAATTTTACTAAACAGGGGTATAGTGGCGCACCGTGGAAGGAAGTACAGAGACGAACACCCGGTACTAAGGCGTATAAGTATCCTAAAACAAAAGGGCTACAAAGAAGAACAACGCCAATACTGATAGGTGCAGGATATAGAAAAAGAGGCGGTACGTTGCGCAGGGCGGTTAACGGAAGCACCAAAGAAACGAGTTTAAGCAGGGTAGTTTGGAGTGTGGACTTGCCTTATGCTAAGGCGCAAAATGATGGAACAGATAAGATTCCTGCCCGTCCATTTATGGGCTTTTCAAAAGAACTGATACAGAAATTAGACGATAAAGTGAACCAAAGAATAAAACAAGCCCTAAGTGCCACTACTTAAAGATATAATCATTGAGTTACGAGATGAGATAGGCTCCATGTTCATTACTACCGGTGATGGCGAGGTGGTAGATATGAAGTCCGTAATGTGGAACGACCAACTAAACAGGGTGAAAGCGGGTGAGCTTACTTTGCCACGTTATCCTTGTGCTTACTTAGAGGTGTTGCCGCAACAATGGGAAACTTTGGGCAGAACATACTTAGCCGCAGATGTTACATTCAGAGTGCATTTGATTCATCAGGAATTTGACGCTATGGACGGCACTCAAGATCAAAACATGAATGTATTTGATTTGCGCAAAAGGTTATTGCAGTTTTTTTCATTATACAAGGCAGACGGATGCGGGCGGATGGTTCCGGTAAACGAGGAGCAGGACTACGCCCACGATAACCTTTACCACTACATTATAGATTTTAAAGCGCATGTTATTGAAAGCAGTATCTTTGCCAATACAGGTAGTAGCGGTTCGTTTATTGTAAAAGAGCCGCCAACTGATTTAGATTTAACGGTAGAAAAACAACACTAATGGCTAGGTCAGTCGAAGAAATAAACGATTATTTGAAAGTGCAATTAGTTGCACAGTTTGCATCTGTGGGCATTACTATTGATACTACCACATGGAGTAAGCGCAACTATATGCGTAACTTTTTATGGGTGTTCGCCATAGCGCAAAACTACTTTGAGCAGTTGCAAGATTTGTTCATTCAACAAGTCGAAGCTATCCAGCTAGTAAGTCATGGGGCAAGTGCCGCATGGATTCAGTACCAAATGATAAACTTTTTTCAGTACTCGGCAACGGTTCCGCAGTATCTTATCATTTCAGCAGGGGTATATTCCTATCCTATTATAGACCCAACACTGCATATCATTGCGGCTTGCTCGGTTACAACAGGATTAAGCGGACGAGTTTATATTAAGTGTGCGCAAATGGTGAGCGGTTCATTGGCTGCTTTAGACGGTAGTATGGTGAGCGCAGCGCAGGGATTTATTAATCTCACCGGTGATGCGGGTATCTATTACACGGTATCGAGTGCCGACCCTGACCGACTTTATATTGATGCAAACATTTACTACAAAGGGCTTTACGCAAGTACTATTCAAGCGGACGTTATATCTGCTATCAATGCTTTCCTTGCAAATCAAGGGGTGGTAAATTTTAACGGCAATATTGAATTGACTGATTTGATACGAGCGATAAAAGATGTGCCGGGCGTGAATGATGTAATATTGAACAACGTAAACGGCAGAGCGGCTACAACGGCATTTGTGGACGGTACGGGCATTGTAGTAACGCAACAATGGATAAACAGACAATGGGCAACTATTGCAGGTTATATGATTTCAGAGGATGATACAGGGCATACATTGGCTGATTCACTAACCTTTAATGCTGAATAGTGCCGACAATATTCGAAATAGATACCGACCAACAGGCAGATGATTTGATGCCCCCGGACAAGAGGGGTGTTAAGTTTCTCGCTTTTGCTAAGGCAATTCTAAAACCTTTAGCTTGGTTAGTTAATTCAATATGGTACGGATGGAAGGATGGCACAGTACCACTCGATTGGGCAGCGGGAACGTATTATAAGTATGACCAAGTTACATTTTTGAATCAAGTATTTGAATGTGTAGTAACTTCCACCACGACAGACCCAAGCAACTTAACTGACTGGCGGCTGATTCAGACTAATTTTATAGGGGTATCTGAAAGGCAATTATATAATGGCAGTAAGATTGAGTTGGAATATGCTTTAAATAAATGGTTCCATACAACCTATAGACAAGACCCTGCGGTGGCTGATATTAATATTGAAACAAAGCACGCTGAAATTGGGTACTTTATCACAGGCACGGGATTATATGATAGTAGCGCAGTTTATGCTACTGATTCAAGCGAGTATGTAGGGGTAGACCAATTCATCACACAAGCGGCAAATTTCAAGGTAAATATTCCGAGTGCTGTTTATATTGCATTGGCTAGTGATGATACCACACGAACACAAATAGTTCGTAATTTTGTCGATAAGTACGTTATAGCAGGAGTTTATTATACAATAGCACCATATTAAAAACATCATGGGAAAAAGAATAGATTACAGTTTCATTAGTGGCACAAGCGGAATGCCTTTCAAAAAGGGAACTTGGAAACACTTACAAGAGGCTTATTGGGAAGGTATGCAAGAGTTTGTGGCGCAGGGGGCAGGAGGTGAGCCGAGTGATGGGGTGGGTTATGCTGTTTGGGGTAACTTAAACAGGGGCGATGCCACAAATTACGATATTGCGCCCGGTGCTATATGGTATAACGGTAAGATGTATTCAAGTTCAACGGGATTTTTTACAGCGACAGGCGTACAAACTGCGGTTGCACAAATCGTAACATCTTACTACACGGATACTACGGCAGACCCTACCACCTTCACAGATGGGGCGATTCACAATGTCCATGTGATTGAAACCATTGAATGGGTAGCGGGTGCGGTAGGCTCAGGCATCTTTAATTTCAATGATTTGGTGAGAGTTTTAAACGTAGAGGATGCTGTCGAAGTTGGGGGAACGGGTGCGCCTGCATTTACTAGCCCTTCAAATGTTGGAAATGATCCGGGAGGCACATACGCCACATTAAAATTTCAAAGGGATAATAGAAATAAAACGGTGATGATAACCGGCACAATAAAAGTTGTGGCATATCCTGACACTACAAATACGACTGTATTTACCTTGCCTGTGGGATATCGTCCAATATTAGAGCAAGCGTTTACCACATATTTATTTGGTAGCCCGCCATTAATAGTCAGTGGCACGGTTAAGACAAACGGAGATGTTGTTTTAGGGCATGACGGTTTTACATATTCAAACGTATATCTTCCATTTCAGGTAATTTTTAATATCTAGTATGAGTTCATCGCACCAACATAAAGCTATTGTATATCTTAAGCCTAGCCTAAGTGCTAAGTTAGAAAACTATGCCAAGCAAATGGAGGTGAGTAAGTCGAAGGTTTTAGTTCAGGCAGTTGAAAAATTATTAGCAGAAAAAAAATAGGGTGTTTTCATTTTCATAGGTGAGGCTCGTGCATTTATTGCACGGGCTTTTTTGTTGCCTAAAATAAAAGTAACTCACTTTCAATAGTTCCTTTCCCCTTCTTATGAACTTTGTATCAAATGTACTGCATAGACCCATCAGCCGAAATCCCAATCATGCTTATCAATAAGCATATAGGATTCGATGAAGAAGAAGGGCAGGGCATTAGCGGTTCTTTGTTTCAGGAGGAGTTACTACGACTTGATTCTATGGGCAAGGCTCGCATCGAGGTGTATATTAACAGCGTTGGAGGTTCAGTTTTGGAAGGCTACAATATTTGCAATGCAATATTGAAAACCAAAACACCGGTAGATACTTACAATGTAGGAATGGCAGCAAGCATAGCAGGAGTCATTTTCCTAATGGGTAGAAAAAGATATGCAGCCGATTATTCCATCTTCATGGCTCACAATCCAAACGGATGTGATGATGAAAATTTCCTACAATCAGTTAAAGACAGCTTAGTGAAGTTAGTAAGCGCAAATTGCAGATTAGATGAAAGTAAGGTCAGCGAGATAATGGACGCTACAACATGGATGGATGCGCAAGAATGTTTAGCAGCGGGGATAGCCACACAGATAGAAGTAACATCCGATCAAAACAAAAAACACGCACCTAAGCCAAGTGAAGCTAAGGCAAGGTGGAAGGAATACAGCACGATTGTAAATTCAATTTTCGATAAAAAACCGAACATGAACAAAGTAACAAACATTCTGAAATTAACTGACGGTAGCAATGAAGATGCTATCGTATCGGCTATTACAGACATCACCAACAAGCTAAATTCAGCTAACGAGGTGGTAAATGCAACTAAGGCAGAAAAAGAAGCCTTGAAGAAAAAACTTGATGATGCGGAAGATGCTTACAATAAAATGAAAGCAGAGTACGACAAGATGAAAAACGATATGGATGAAGCTGAAGATGCTTTGAATGCCGAAAAGTGTTCAAACATGGTGAAGGTCTATGCTAAGGCAGGTCGTATCAAAAATGAAGCTGCAGTTATTGATAAGTGGGTTGCACTTGCAAAGAATGATTTTGAAGGCACAGAAGTTCTTATTAAAGAATTGCCTTTGAATAAAGCGGGTGTAATCATCCCGGAAACTGTGGACAATAATTTAGGCGGTGATCTTTCTAAGCCTGCAAACGTGGCTACATACATGGCTAAATTACGTAACAAACAAAACGCTAAATAAAGATGGCAATTACTATCAACCCAAATACATACGCTGGTAATTACGCTAGTTATATGTGGCTTCCTGCCGTGTTCGGCATGGATACAATCAACAAAGGACTTGTAAGCATTCACGATGGTATCAAGTATCGTGAGGTTATTGGAACTTTGGATTTTTCTAATCCTTTGCAAACAAGGGTTGCTACTCCTGCTCCAAATACAAGCGGAACAACTATCGGTGAGCGTTATCTTGATGCTAAAGACATTATGATTTACTCCGAATTTAACCCTGCGGACTTTGAAGCGCATTGGTTAAGTGAGCAGTTAAGCCGTAAGTTGCTTGATGAAACATTGCCGATGGAAGTTGAAACATACATGACTGCAATGATTTTAAGTCGTGCAGGTGAAGGTTTGGAAACAAACATCTGGATGGGTTCAACAACCTACACAGCCACACCGGGTACTGCGGGCAATGGTCAGTTAGTATTTTTCGATGGGTTCCTAAAGCAGATGATTGCGGATGCTGCAATTAATCAATTTGCTTCGCCTAAGACATTGACAGTAGGTGTAACAGATGGCTCGCATACGAACATCGTTGATGCTTTACAAGGTCTTATTGACTTAGCAGCAGCAAACAAAAAAGCATTGCTTTCTAAGCCTACCCGCTATGAGAGAATGAAGTTTATCGTAAGTATTGCTACCGAGCAGATTTACCAAAACTACCTTGCAAACAGCACCACTTTTAAGAACAACAACACAACCGACAAGGGGATTAATAAATACTTGGGTTATGAGATTGTTGTAGCTGCGGGTATAGCTGATAACACAATCTTATTCTGTGAGGCGATTATGGAGCCGGACGGGGCATTGCACGTAGGGGTAAACACAATGGACGATAACACCGTTACATTGAACCGTGTACAAAACAACTCTGAATTATTCTTTGTGAAAGGATTAATGAAGATGTGTGTGAACTACAAAAACAGTTCTGAAATTTTCTTATTCACCACGCTTACAGCGGCAACATTTAACGCATAACATGAAAAAGATTCTAACCATATTGCTTTTAGCTTTTGCTTTTATTGCAACGGCATCGGCTCAATCCACAACTCCACGTTTTGGTACAACATCAAAACAGGATAATACTTACCGAGTATTGAACTTGGGCTATACTGCTATTGCAGATGTGGCCGGTAATGATACAATTTCTATTGCCCCCGCAAAGTATTGTAATTACTACCGTGCTTCACTAACTGATAGCGTTACGCTTAAGTTCAGTTCAGTAACGGGAAGTTATGCAGGGGATATTCTTTACTTTATTATATCCGGATCAAGCGGAACAAAAGTAAAGTTCATCACTACTAATACTTTGAACGCAGGTACGGCTACTTTATCCACCAATGGCAGAAGCATAATTACACTTCTATTTGACGGTGCTAAGTGGACGGAGGCATCACGAGTAACCCAATAACACGTATGGAAGATTTGAAAAAATACCTAACTGCGCATCCTGAAATTAAGGAGCTGTGGTTAAATGGACACAATAAGTTTTGCCTAAGCGCAAACAATCACTTTCCTAAGCACGTAACGAGGGAAGAAATATTGGGCGAAGACGATGGCAGCAGCGATGTGAAGTATGGCAGCTTGAAGATTGACGCATTAAAAGCGTTGATTGATGACCGTAAAATTGAAGTAGGAACGGCTACGACTAAGAAGGAATTTATCGCTTTATTGGAAGCGGCAGACGGCAAATAAAAAACATACTATGGCACTTTCAGATATTAACTTTCAGCTTGGACAAGGTGCATTAGGCAGACCATTACCCGGCGAAGATTATATTAGCGGATTCTTGACATACATTAATAATGGTGATTTACCTTCGGGCTTTACCACTACTAATCGCATCAAGCAATTTTATAGTATAACAGATGCTGAAAATGCAGGGATTTTAAACGACTATTCAGACGCTACGGCTGCACAAGGTCAGATAGTGGTAGATACTATTGGCTCCAATGGCGATAAAGCCGTTGTAAGTGTGGTAGAAATAAGTCCTAGTGGCGTTACTCGTACTGTGGTACTTTGTACTTACATTAAGGCATCGACAGAAACTAACGAGAATCAAGTATCTGACGCTATGGCCGTTCTGATTAACGCAGGGACTATCACTCACGGTTATTCTGCGGTATCAACTACCGGCACTATCAATTTATCATTTCCTAAGCGTTTGGGTATCTACCCGAACACAGGAAGCCCAATCGTAACTACAATCACCGGGACAATATTCTTAATTCTTTCTCAGCCCGGAGATTATATCACAGGTACTTACAGTAAACTTGCTATATGGCATTATCATATTGCCGAGTTTTTTCGTCAATCACCAAGTGGTATTTTGTTTTTTGGATTCTTTGCGTTTCCTGAACCTTACACCTATACCGAGATTACCACTATGCAGGATTTTGCAGACGGTAAACTTCGTCAGATTGGTATCTTTAAGAATGATTACTTTAGCGATACTTCAGAGTTTACTGTTATCAATACAGTATGTGAGGCAAATGCAACTGACCATGCTCCTTTAAGCGCATTGGTGACAAGCAATATAGTAGGTGGTGACTTGAATGTAGACCTGCCTTCACTTGCTACTTTGACTGCAAATAAAGTTTCCTTTATCATTGGTCAGGATGGCGCAGGACAAGGCAACTACCTATACTTAACTACGGGCATTAGTATCTCTCAACTTGGTTGTGCATTGGGTGCGGTTGCTGCGGCAAAAGTATCTGAATGTATCGGATGGGTTGGAGGGTTTAATTTGTCGGACGGTTACGAGAATGAAGTATTAGCGTTCAGTAATGGGCAGTCTTACGCTTCTATAAGTGGACTGATTGCCTTACAAACGGCACTTGATACTAAGCGATATATCTTCGCTCGTAAGTTCAGAGGCAAAAACGGTTCATACTTTAACAGCGACCACACGGCTATTGCGCCAAGTTCCGACTATGCCTATATTAGAGATAACCGGACTATTGATAAGGCTATCCGATTACTGTATGCAGGTAAGTTACTGAATGACCTTAACGGGGAGATTGACTTGCAAGGTAATGGCTATTTGACAGCACCTCAACAATCAATCTTTGAAAGCGATGCGAGTACGTCTTTAGACCAAATGGTGAGAGATGGCGAGATTTCAGCTTATTCAGTAACGGTCAATCCAAATCAAGATGTACTTACTACTGGAACATTAGTAGTGGGCGTTAAGATTTTACCTAATGGCGTGGCAAGGCAGATTGTGGTTCCAATTTCATTCACTCGATCAATTTAAACTATGGCAACTCCACTCATAAACGGTATTAATGGCGCATGGAATGATGTAACGGTAACGGCTAATGGTCGAATACTTATAGGCATCACGGCTATTACATACAATGTAAAGCAGAAAAAAGAGAATAACTACGGTACGGGCGCTGAACCTGTAAGTAGAGGCTATGGCGCTGTTGAATACGATGGCGGGGAAATGGAACTTTACTTAGAGGAGTGGAAGAAATTTATTGCTGATTCACCTGCAGGTAATCCGTTGCTTGAGCCACCTTTTACTATTGCAGTAACATTTGGGAATAGCGCAAGTGCCATCAAAAAAGACGTACTTCTTATGTGCGAGTTCACAGAAAACAACATGAGCACCAAACAAGGCGATACAAAAATCATGGTTAAAGTACCATTTGTGTACGCCGGTATATCAAGATAAAATGGAACAAACAGAAAACACCACCTTTACCGAAGAACAATTAGCGGCTATTCAAGCGAAAGCTGATGAACTTACGGAAAGGGAGAAAAGAAAAGTGCATTACTTTGTTACCCCACATCACACAACGGGCGAACCGATTGTTGCTTACGTTAAAGACCCTCCGTACTTAGGTAAGTTGGTATTCTTGGATGAGATTACCGGTAAAGGGGCTATCATGGCCGGTAATAAGTTAGCCGAGCAGAATATCTTAGCAAAGGATTCACACCCGTTAATGAGTGGCAACGATGCGGCAAGCGAGCCTTACAGATTAGGATTGGCAGTTGCTTGTGTTTCATTATTGGAAATGTATAGTGCGGAGTTTAAAAAAAAATAGCTGAATTTGAAATTGATTCAATTGATTCAGTAGATAGTATAAAACGTATGAACGCACTTATAAGGTGCGTTTTGCGTTTGAACCCTAGTGAATTGGATTCTGATGAATGGCATGAGGCTTGGGCGCAAGTGAAGTTTTATTTAAGTGTAGCGAGTAACGTAAAGTTTGAATAATGGACGATAAGACCCTAGAATATGTACTACTATTAAAGGATGAAATGTCGGGCAAATTGGCCGATGTTCATAAGCACGTACAAGGGTTAGATGACAAATTGAAGGGAGTGAATAATCATGCGGGAGAGGCGGCAAGTGGCGGCATAAAAGAAATGGTTACGGGCTTCATGGAGTTGGCAGCAGTTGCCGAAGGGGTACATCTGTTAAGTGAATTTTTATCCTCATCCAAAGAAGCATACAACGAATCGGCACAGGCAAGCGCACAGTTAAACGCCACCATGTCGGCTACTAAAAACATAGCCAACCTAAACAGGGAGGCATTAGATGCTCAGTCGGCAGCATTGATGCGAACTACTTTATTTGACGATGATGATATCACCCGGGCGCAATCCGTACTAGGTACGTTCACATCTATTAAAGACAAGGTTTATATGGATGCTATTCCTGCCATCACGGATTTAGCTACTAAGATGGGAGGCGATTTGCAAGGGGCAACGGTTCAGATTGGCAAGGCTTTGAATGACCCAATACAAGGTATGAATGCGCTTAGGCGTGTAGGGGTATCGTTTAGCGATGATCAAAAGGTAGTAATCAAAAGGCTGCAGGAAACCGGCCACCTAGCCGAGGCGCAAGCTATTATCTTAAAGGAATTGCAAACAGAGTTTGGCGGTTCAGCTAAGGCAGCAGCAGAGGCAGGAACAGGTGCGCTCATAGTAATGCAGCACAGGTTCCAAAATATTAAGGAGGTTATCGGCGAAGGCGTAGTAAGTATGCAAGTGTTCGGGGCGAAGGCTGTCGAAACATTCCTAAGTAAAAATTACGGCATCACCTTTGAAAGGGTAGAGGAATTGCTAAAAGAAAAGCTACCTGTTGCGCTTGTGTATATGCAAAAGGCGGTTGGTGCTGTTTTGGCCTTTATCTCTCCTATTGCGCAGGTTATCTTTGCTCACTTCCACACTGTTTATGCGGCGGTGAAAAGGGTATTTGACACTTTAAAAAGTTTCGGGGGAAGCGGTATAAACATATTCTCCATACTCGGAAAAGTCGTAGGTTATTTGGTGGAAACAATGTTTTTTATATCTGATGCTATTATCACGGCCATAAGTTATGCAGTTCAATTTTATGGGTGGTGGCTTCACATCATCAAGAAAGTATCTGACTTCGTTGGAATTACGGCTGTGATAAAAGATGCTTGGAATTTGCTTACACAAGCTTTCCAATGGACGTATGAGAATGTTATACAGCCTATGATTGCAGGATTAAAAGAGGCAGGCGATTGGCTTAGTAAATTAGCGGGAACAGATACAACAGTAACGGTCAATAAAGAGGAGGGCAAGCAAGAAAAAAGCTGGCTTGATGGATTGCTTGGCGAAGGCGGGGCGAAGGTTCCTGCGGTGGATGGATTGGGTAAGGACATAGCACCTATGGCAACGGGAAGCAAGGCAACGGGAACAAAAGCCACCACTATAAATATTACCATCGAGAATTTGGGTAAAGAAATCACCATCCAAACCACGAATTTAAAGGAAGGAACAGCTCAGGTGAAAAACATGATTAGTAATATGTTAGCAGAGGCGGTCAATGATTCTCAAATCTTAATTGGACACTAATGAAGGAACTGTATAAATCACCAATCGGAACACCGGTATATGCGGATATTACGTTCAAGGCAGTTACATATACTGCGCCTGATGGGAAAGTGTATAACACCGAAAAACAGACCTATATAACCGTACTTATCAGCGTTACGATTCCAAAGATTATTATTAAAACGCAGATTCAAGGTTCGGACGGATCCATTAAAGAGTATATAGGTCAAGATGATGCTCAGGTATCAATTAACGGTGTCATCACAGGTAGCAATGGCGAATACCCTTCCGAAGATGTGACGAAGCTAAACAACATGATTCAGGCAAGAGTGCCTATCCCCGTAGTGTGCGAGTTCCTTAATTCTAATTCGATGGGGATATATAATCTAGTTATTGAGAGCGCATCACTTCCACAAGAGGCGGGGCGCATATCCCAACAGGCATTTACTTTAAATTGTATTTCGGACACCCCAACAGAAATAGACTTTATCAATGCTTGACGTATATAGTCAATTACAGTTTACACAGCTTCCAAGCGTAGCCAACCCCAAGCATAATAGGCGGTTTAATATAAACTTTTGCCATAAGATTGAAGCTGAGGATAGTTGGGAAGATTTCACGAATAACGCAAAAATTACATTACCTAAAGCATTAAGATACGCAGGGGAATACGGAATCCATGATAATCTAAAAGGGGTAAACGTAAATATTGGGGGATTTGATTCCGACCCTTTATTCCTTAAAGGGGATAAAGTGGATATAATTACCGGGTATAAATATAGGGATGGGAACGGCAACGAAAGGTTGCAAAGCAATAAGATTTTTACAGGTTACATTTCAAATGTAGGAAGTGGTACGCCTATTGAATTAGAGATGGAAGATAATATGTGGCTGCTAAAACAGATACCGGCTCCTACCAAATGTTTTCCATCCACAACAACAGTTGAAGATTTATTAAGGGAGGTCATAGATTCAAAAGTATGCCCGCCACAGTATAAGGATGCGGTAAGTAAATTAACGGTGAACGCACTTACTAAAACAACGGTGGGGCAGTTTCTCACACAGGGGGAAACGGTCATGCAGATACTTGCTAGGTTTCGAAAAGATTACGGGTTAGAGGCTTATTTTAAAGGCAATGAATTGCGAATAGGCTTAGAGGTTTACTTGGCCAACGAAGCTGCAAATCATAAGTTCACTTTTCAAAAAAACATCATTGAGGATGAATTAGAATATCAGCGCAAAGATGATTTAGTGTTGAGCGCTTTGGCTACTAATACTATCGTAGAGGATACCGGCAAGCAGACCAAAGATGGCCAAAATAAAACCAAAAAAACGCAGCTTCAAGTGTTGGTTACGCTGAAAAATAACGTAGCCACATTCAAAGAAATTAAGTCAGGTGATAGCGTTCCTGAAAATACAGAAGGTCAAAGAACAAAAATGTTTTTCCCGGGTGCGCAAAACATATCCGAGTTGGGGAAGTTGGCAGAAAAGAAATTAAGGCTACTTTATTATGACGGATTGACGGGAAGTTTCACTACTTTTGGGTTACCTTACGTAAAACAAGGCGATAGTGTGGAGTTGGTGGATAATATTTTACCTGAAAGGAATGGAAAGTACCGGGTAAAGAAAGTTGATTACGAAGGGGGAGTAGGGGGATTAAGGCAGACCATATCACTACACATGAAACTATTATGAGCGCAAGGAAAATACAGGATGCCGTTCAAAGAATATCAGGTACGCTTGGTAAGGATGATGTGCGCTTGATAAAGGGCGAAGTAAAGTCAGTTGATAAGAACACTAGAACTTGTGTAGTAGGGGCGCTCACCGGAAAGGAAAGTTTTGAGATTACCAACGTTCACTTGATGACGGTTGTAGATGACGGGTTTTTAGTTGTCCCAACGGTAGGCAGTCAGGTAACCGTTATCGGTTCAACATTTGTTGAATTTACAGTTATTCAGTATAGCGAGGTGGACGAGATTGTAATGAGAGGTGGTGATTTGAAAGGGCTTGTAGTTTTAGATAAGTTGGTGGATAGGCTTAATAAAATTGAGGACGATATCAATTCAATCAAAACAGCATTTACAGGATGGACACCCGTACCTAATGACGGAGGCGCAGCACTTAAAGCAGCTTCGGCATCATGGGCGGGGCAAAGATTGACTGATACGCAAGCAAGCGATATTGAGAATACTAAAATAACGCAAGGATGAGAGTAGATTTATTACTTGATGGCGATGACCTACTTATTAAAGACAGCGATTTTGTTGTAGGGGAAAGTGATATGCAGCACATCGAGGACACCATAAACGCAACGCCCGGATATTGGAAGGAATACCCTAATGATGGGGTGGATATTGTTTCGTATGAGAACAGTACGGGCGAAGAGCAGGATATACAACGTACGGCAAAGCTGCAATTGCAAAGCGATGGGTACAGAGTCAATCCTATTGTAAATGCAGCGATAAATGGCACTTATACAGTAACTATTAAAGCGACTAACTTATGACTTTTATAGCACCTGACGGAGCGACAATATATGATGTTTGTTTAAATACTTATCAAACGCTAAATTTGCTTGTGAAGTTGATGACGGATAACGGAATAAACGGAGTAAATGACACTATTAATGCTGGCACTGTTTTTACTTTTGATGAAACGCTTGTCAAAAATCTTCAAACGAAAAACTATAAAGTGAAATATGCGACCAAATGATAACAATACTTTCAAGCCGAAAATTTGCAACCCGATCAAAAAAGAGAGAAGTGGGGCAATATAAAGATGTTTTAGAATATCAGTACACCGCAGGAGCGGATGGCGAAACATCTATAAGCCTTCCTGCTCTTATTGGTAAGGAGATTATTCAGATAGAGAAAGAAATTAAGTGTCTTTTATCTTCCGAGTATTCATTTAACGCATCGTCAGGTCTATTGACCTTAATCGGAACAACAGCGGACGCAGGTCAGACCTTATTCATCCTATACAAAATCACCGTAACCTACTAATGAAAAAATACCTTTCAATATTACTTTTACTTTTCACACTTAGTTCTTTTGGACAATCGTGGACTAAGATAAGTGGCCGGTACGATAATCAATGGGCTTCATTTGATAGTGCTTTGTTTATTCCTACGGGATGCGGCACACCTTCGGGCGTTGCTTCATTAAGGCACGCAGGTAAAACAAAGATGGCAGCAATGTATTGGGATAGCTGCAATCTAAGACTGTACGTTTTTCACCCCGTAGATAGCACATGGAAGATTCCCGGTGCGGGTATTACTTCGCTAAACGGGCTGACCGGTTCAACACAGACCTTTGCAACGGGCAATTCAGGAACAAACTTCAATATCTCATCAAGCGGGACTACTCATACTTTCAATATCCCTGATGCCGGGGGAAGCAAAAGAGGGGCTTTAACTTCCGCAGACTGGATAAGGTTCGACGCTAAAGTAGATTCAATTCACCTAACCACAACAGGGTCGAGCGGATCGGCCACATACTCAAAGCCAAACCTTAATATTCCTACTTACACATTATCAGGACTTGGCGGAATTGGGCTTTCGTCCTTATCCGCTTCGTCCCCACTTTCATATAATAGCGGAACCGGGGCTTTTTCTATTCAGGTGGCAACATCTTCTCAACCCGGGTATATAAGCACCTCGGACTGGAACACCTTTAACCGGAAATTAGATAGTACTTCTCTTACTGCTACGTCCCCTTTGACTTATACCGGAACAACAAAGACTTTGAGCACCTCGATATCAGGTACTAGAATTTTAGGAAGATATAGCGGCACTACCGGCGTAGCGCAGGAAATAAAACTAGGTACAGGGCTTTCATTTTCAAATGACACGCTGAATACTTCGGGTGGCGGTGGTGGAACACCGGGCGGTTCAACTACACAAATTCAATACAACTCATCAAGTGCATTTGCGGGTTCGGCTAACTTAATATGGGATAACAGCAACACAAGATTAAGCGTAGGTGGAACATCAAGCCCAACGGGAACGGTAACGGTAAAAATGCCCGGTGCATTAAGTAGTTCAATAGGGCTAACCATGAGAAACAGTGCTGACAATGCCGACCTTTATTCATTCCGGGGTAACGGTGATGAATATTATGCCGGCACATTATTTTCTTTGCACTCACAAGGATTGGGCAATACCACATGGGGATATAATGCAGGGCAAGCAATTAACACTAACAGTACGCTAGGAACTTATGTAGGTCGAAATGCAGGATATAGCACAACGTCAGGCGATGAAAATGTAATGATTGGATGGGGTGCGGGGTATCAAAATACCACAGCAGGAAATAACACCTATATAGGTGCTTTTGCTGCGCAAGCAAATGCAAGTATAGCAACTAAGGCTCAAAATGTATTCATTGGGGCAGAGGCGGGATATAATAGCGCAGCTGATAATTCATGTTTCATTGGATACAGGGCGGGCAACTATTCTTTAGGATCCTCTAATATGTATATAGGTCGCTCGGCAGGTGCGGGTGTGGTAACAACAAATACAGGGAGTAATAATAGTGCTATCGGATACAATGCGCTATCATCAGTAACAACGGGTAGTAACAATATTGCCATCGGTACAAGTTCAGGAATTAATATAACAACGGGCGCACAGACCACTTTAATAGGTGCGGAATGCGTATCCAACGCTTCGGGAGGTACAACATCTAATGCGGTGTATGTGGGCTATCGCTCAGGATATAGCTCAACCGGTGATGACAATGCCATGATAGGCAGGTCGGCCGGTCAAAATAATACCACAGGATACGAGAATGTTTTTATTGGAAGGAATGCCTGTTCTACCAACACCACAGGCAGAGATATTACGATTGTAGGGGCTTTTGGTGATGTGAGCGCAGCAACGGGCATCGCCAATGCAACGGGTATAGGTGCGAACGTAGTGGTAAGTCAAAGCAACTCCGTTATACTTGGCTCTTCATGTAATGTGGGTATTGGAACCTCAACACCTAACGCATCTTCTAAGTTAGATGTAAACAGTACAACACAAGGTAGTAACCCTTTCCCACGTATGACATCAACACAAAGGCTTGCTATTAGTTCTCCTGCAGTTGGGCTTCATGTTTATCAAACGGACGTTGTAGAGGGTGTGTACGTTTACAAATCAGGCGGTTGGGCATTCGCATATTAAAAATAAAATCATGGCACTATTAGTAAAACCATCAGGAACACAATCTATTCAGATTGAAGGCAGCACGGCAAACTTATCAGAAATTACCGTCTTGCTTGAAATTGGTATCAACAAAGAGAATACCGTTATTGAAGTGTCAGGCTATCCGTATCAGTCATTGACAGATATGACGGCATTAAACATACCTGACCTTATGCACTTTGGTAAATTTGATATACCGGCAGGCAAGGAAGGCAGCGTATCAGTAGCGCACAATTTAGTAAAAAAGGAACTCGAACTTGGAGGATATTTAGTAACTATAATTTAAAAAAAATGAATACAGGATTATTTAAACTTGGATGGCAGGATTTTGCCAAAGGCGCATTGGTAAGTGTAGTAACTGCGGTGCTAGGCACACTTGGAACTTCTTTATCAAGCGGTCATGTACCTACGGGTGCTGAATGGAAAAGCATAGGATTGCTTGCGCTTTCTTCATTGGTGGCTTATTTAGGTAAGAATTTTATCACTAATTCTGACGGAACTATTGGTGGCAAAGAAGTGAAATAATGTATGGAACAGCATGAAATAAAAGGAATGAGCCAATTTGATTATGTAAGCAAAACTTTAAACAGTATACTTACTAGGTTAGATGGTCAAGACGAAGTAATTAGT